TTATCAACCAAAGTAACTACCTGTGCATAAGGCATATTACCTAGTGCCTGTAGTACGCCATTTACTTCGTCAAGTGTCAATTCAAGTTTAATCATTCTAACTCCTTATGTAATGATGATGATTTATTTATAGTGTATTATATACTATTCTGTTGGCCTGTGAGGCAATTACGCCACCTTTGTTTTGAGTTCAGCAATATCTGCGGCCTGTGTGTCAATACGGGCGGTTAGTGCGTTGATTGTTTCGGCTTGTGTGTCGTTCATCATTAACTCCTTAACAAGCCATTAGCACACATGGCACACAGTAAGAACCATCTGCGTATGTGCAAGTTACATGATTGGAAGTGACCTTTGCAACAGTTTTAGAGCGAACAATGTCATCGCCTTGTGGCTTGGCAGTACCATTCCCAGCAGACATTAGTAAATCACCACGCTGAACAGTTACACCTTGAGCAATACGAATAATCATATCGCCTGTCATAGCCATGTTGATTTCGTCTATTTGATGGGTTTTGTCATAATCCCAGTTTACAAACACGCCAGCAACATTGACATCGCCTTCAATATCAGAGACTTTAACTTTGTTTAACTGCTCATTTGCTACTTCGTGGGTTTCGACTTTTACATCGCCAACATTCACACCTTCTGGTAACTCATCTTCTTCTGTCCAATAGGTTGTCGGTGCGGTATAAACATTCATTGCATCAAGGTTAGATAAAACAGTACCTTTAAGAATTGATTCGTCTTTGGCAGTTGTAGTTTGTGCATATCGAGATAAGTGACCGCCATTGTAAGAAACAGTTGTTCCAGATACAGAAATAGTTCCTTCAACCGTTGCATCTTGCTGAAAATAAACTAGAGTTCCATCATCTGTTTTTCTGTTTATGTTTACTACACCGCCAGAGGCTCTTGAAAATTGAGCATTGCCAGCAAAATTTAAAGTTGCGCCAACACCATTTGCATCAGCAACATCCTCAGTTGTAGTTGCCACCAACAAAGAACCATTAGATTTGATACGCATACGCTCTGTGCCACCAGTAGTCGGTAAGTTTTGAGTACCAGTTTTCCACACAAATCCACCAGTATCTGTGGCAAAGAAAAGTCCTGTTGCATTAACAGCCATGCCCGCAGAACAAACACCAGTAGAGGTTATTCTTAATGTAGCGCCAACAGTATCCGCAGTTCCCTCAATTTGTACTTTTGTTTCTGGTGCAGTAGTGCCAATCCCCACATAACCAGAGGAGTTGATACGCATACGCTCTGCAAGAGTTGCACTTCCTCTCGTACTAAAGGTTAAGTCCATGTTTCCAGAACCAGTAGTAGTTCCCATGATGGTTGCGAAACCACCATTGCCTGTCGTTGGTTCGCCTTGTAATGTAATGCCAACATATTGATTTGTTGTGGCACTACTGTTGTATATCGTCAGTCCGTTTCCAGTAACCCCAGATGAGTATGCGGTTGCGCTTGAAAGTTGGGTATATAGTTTTGAGCCGGGCGAAGTAGTACCAATCCCCACATTCTGTGAAGTATCAACAGTAATCGCAGTAGTGCCAGCAGACTGCAAAGTTAGCGCAGTAGCAGATGCAGATGAAAGTGAACTAATAACTGGCGTTGTTATCGTAGGGCTAGTACCCAATACATTAGCACCAGTACCTGTAGAAGTCGTTACTCCTGTACCGCCATTAGCAACAGGTAAAGTACCTGTGACACCGGTAGTTAATGGCAAACCTGTCACATTGGTCATTACTCCAGATGCGGGAGTTCCTAGTGCAGGTGTTGTGAATGCTGTACTAGCTGTTATCGATGCTGTTTTTATTTTACTTAGAGGCATTATTTTCTCTCAAAGAAATTGTTATTATCTTCTATTTATAACATCAATTTCTGTGCAGAGTCATGGTGACACACAAAATTGATAAATTCACAGGCTAAATCCTCGTCATTAAAATAACGGACAATTGTTTGATTGGTGTATGTTGAGACAAAAGCCAGAAGAATATTGCTTTTGTAAACGGAGAATTTTATTGCCCATCCGTTGCGAGCGACAGGTTCCCATGAGCATATGTTTTTAGATATGTCCTTTTGAAGTATTTTTCGTATGGAAACTGAAATGGGTTCTTTCTGCATACTATTATGTATGTAAAGAGAGAACCCATATTCTTAACGACCTTTGAGACTAGAACTAGCTCTATGTTTCTTGATGGCTGCGATAGCCTCTAGAATACTATTGAGAAATTTCTTCATATCATACCTCTTCTTTGCAAATTGCGTACCCTATTTTCATAGTCCACATAATCAACTGATTGATTTAGATAGTGGCTTATCTCATCTTGGTACGATATTGTAAAAGTCTTTTTGACCCAATTCCAAAAATCTGTCAGACTTGGGATTTCTACTCCGCTTAACGCATCTAACTCTTTTGACATATTAGGCCTTTGCTGTTTTAGCAAACTTCTCTAATGTAGTCAAAGCTTGTTCTGCTAATGCTTGGTTGGTTTGAAGCACTTGCTTAACAAATGCTGTTTGTGTATCAACAAATGCGTTAAGTGGTTTTTGAATTTCTTTGTCGGTTACGAATGTATTAACAAAGTATTTTTTTGCACCTTGAACGGTGTCGATGAATGTATCTACTGCGAACATGTTTATCTCCTAAGACGATTGGTTAAATGAGCCTCAAATTGAGCACTCATACAATTATATAGTAATAAAAGCGAAAATGCAAGCGTAAATTACTAGTGTGCCGAGTCTATAATACCATCTTCATATTGTAACTTTGCCAGAATATAATCTTTGACCAGCGATGAACGGACAATATCATCTGCCGTAAACTCAATGCGAGTAAACGCCTTCATATGCATGGCGATATCAAAGAATTTAAGAATACCCGATACATCATTTCTTTTCTTATTCAAGTCGGTTTGTCTATAGTCACCGCACCATAGAATCTTTGACCTATACCCGACCCTTGTCATAACGGTATCTATTTCCTCAAAGGTCATGTTCTGCATCTCATCCACAATAATAATTGCATCATCAAATGACATACCACGAATGAATGATGTAGATATGAATTCAATGTAATGTTGTTCTTCTAGCCTATCCCATGCATCACGGCGACCAAATAGTGTTTCACAGATTTGGCGATATGGTTGTTGATAGATTTCCATTTTTTCGTTTACATCACCTGGTAAGTGGCCAATCTCACGGCTTTGCACGGCAGAACGAACAACAATGATTTTGTTGAATGGATTTGATTTGTCTAATACTTCTTCTATCGCCTTGTATAATGCACAAAATGTCTTACCTGTGCCTGCAACACCGTGCAATGCGACAAAGTAATCACCTCGTTTGTATGCATCAAAGAATAGTTTTTGATTGTCTGTTAATGGTTCGAATGCTCTAAGGTCATCAATTCGTATTTTCAATTGATTGGTTGTCTTGGCTACTGTTATCGTTTCGTTGTTTGCTGTTTGTTTGCGAGCCATTTATTTTTCCTATTACATGTGATTTGTGAATTTTACAGGTCACCCATGAGTTATAATAAGAGTCACTTAAAAGAGCTTGTCTACTGAATATCTCAAAAGTTTCCCAATAACTACACTCTGACCTAGATTTACATAGATGTAGAATTTCTCTTGTGTATTGTTCCTCTCCGTTCTTTGTTACTTCTGCCTGTAGTTCAGTATTAGAACCCCAATAGGTTTCCCAATCTGAGGTCTTTCTGATTTTCTTTTTCTTACCTTTTATTTGACGAGTACCGGCCTTGGTAAAGAATTTCTTACCAATGTATTTTCTACCGGTGGGATTGTGCGTAATAAGATAGACAAAGCCAAAGTATCCTTCGGCATCGTCAGGGTTGAATTCTTCTGATATATTATGATAAAACCACATTAATCATCTTCTTCAGGAATATTCTCACTATCTAGGAGTATATACTCTGAACAAAATGGACAATAAATTGGGTCATCATCACATAGTTCTTCATTATATTTTAGTGTAAATTCTGATTCACAGTTATCACACACATGATTTAAGGTTGCCATTACTCAGCCTTTCCGCACTTGGCTCTCTTTGCGTTAGTCAATGCACCAAAATCTACAGGCCATTCTTTACCTGGTTGCACTTCAACTGCACCAACAGGAAATTTATACTGAACATTTGCCTGTTTTTGAATGTCAGCTATTGTCATGCGAAACTTTGTCATGTCGTTGCCAAGATTAGGGTATGGCGCATTATGTGGAAATCCCCATCCCGCAACTTGTTTTGTTGCATTGTTAATGACAATTTTATAGTATCCATGTGGTACAATTACGCCATTACCAATCGTTTTATCACCTTGGCCATAGATTGCACCAACATAGATTGTGAATGGTTGATTCAATTGAACTGCCCAACCACGCACAGATGTTTCTAATAGTTTCCATATACCACGATTCAATGAACCTGCCTGTGGATACATGTTAGTCATCAGAAATGATTCATACTCTACAATTGCAGACCATGACAAGTCACCATCAGGTGCGGCATGACCTTTATCAAATCCTGTACCTGCATAATCATCAGGTCTTGCACCGCCTTGCACACTTGCATCAGCAACAAATGCATTGGTGCGTGGAAAACAACCTAGTGCGTTTTGTGGTAGTAATGTATATGCAACATATGCAGGTATTTTGACAGGTGCATCATATGCCACTAGATATGCTTCACGACAAATTAATGTTGTGGGCCTTGCAGTTGCTGCAAATCCATATGGACTATGCACAACGCAAGCTTTTTCTGGAAAAGGAACTCTTTGTTCCCATGCAAACACTTGTGACGAAACAAGTGCTAGTAATACTAATAATTTTTTCATTTTAATCCCTATATTCTAAAACTTTCACCGCAACCGCATCGGTCACGTTCATTGGGGTTGATGAATTCAAATCCTTCATTAAGTCCCTTTTGTATATAGTCTATTTCTAAACCTTTAAGATATACAGAAGTTTTTGGGTCTACAAATACTTTGCAACCATATGATTCTATGCAATAGTCATCTTCATTAGGTATATCAACATATTCTAAAACATATGCAAAGCCAGAACAACCTGTTGTCTTAACAGCAATACGAAGGCCTTCGCCTTTGCCTCTTCTTGTCAACTGTTGTTTTACTTTATCAGAAGCTTTTTCAGTTAATGATATCATGTTTCTTTTTATAGTCTGCTACTGCGGCCTTGATTGCGTCCTCTGCTAAGATTGAGCAATGTATTTTAACTGGAGGTAGTGCAAGTTCTTCAGCAATTTCACTATTCTTGATACTAGATGCTTGATTTAGATTCATTCCTTTAACTAATTCAGTTATTAGCGATGAAGATGCAATGGCTGAACCGCATCCGTAAGTTTTGAATCGTGCATCTGTAATGATTCCGTCTTCTACTTTAATTTGAAGTTTCATTACGTCTCCGCAAGCAGGTGCCCCAACCATACCAGTACCAATGGAAGTATCACTAGGGTTAAAACTACCCACATTCCTGGGGTTTTCATAATGGTCAATTACTTTTTGTGAATAGGCCATTGTTTATACCGAGAAAGAAGAACCACAACCACAAGTTGTTTGTGCATTTGGATTAGATATGACAAACTGTGATCCTTGTAAGTCTTCTTT